TACAACAGTCGGAACATTAGTTGTCGCTAACGGAGGCGGTGGAGGCCAAGGAAGAAGATTTGGTCAAGGTAACGGTTCTTCTGGAACTGCACCTGGAGCAGCACATAGTGATTTTCCTACTACAATCATTTTTGGTGGTGCAGGAAGCGGAGGAAGTGGAGCTGGAAGTGTTAGTCAACCGGGCCAAGGTGGTCAAGCTGGTGCTTTAGCATTATTTGATAACAGAGGATAATAAATATGGCATATTTAATTTTTAACAAAACAGACAGCTCACTATATAAAATAGCTGCAAATGAAACAGATAAAGATAATTTAAATATTATTGATGATCAATGGACAATAAAAGATATAAGTGATTCTGATTTTACTTTAGTTAAAAATGGAGAAAAACTTGTAGAATTAAGTGGAGACACAGTTACGTATACAGATGTAAATATGACTTATGAAAGTGCTGATTTACTTCAAGAATGGATAAATAATATTATCTCACTTATAAATGACTTTAAAGCTAATGGTAACAACCAAAGTAATCCTAACTATGATTCAGTAGTTGCTTATGGACAATATTTAAACGATTTTGATACTAGTACAATTACTTATCCACTAGATAAAAGTTGGGAACAATATTGTGCTGATACTGGAGTAACATACTTTAATTCTTTACAATTACCATAATTAGCATAAATTAGTATTCATGGATGCTAATTTACTATCTTCCTATATTCAATTATATAATAATGTTTTACCAGACAACGTTTTAACAAACTTTGAAAAAGTCTGTAAGGATCATGAATTTTTGAAAGAGGGAAGTATTGTTCATGATTCAAAAGAAAACGAATTTTCAAACAAAAAAATAAGAGACACAAAGATTTGGCCTTTAGTTAATTCTGAAGAGGAAAAAAGTTATACCACAATTCATTGGTGTAATTTATTATTAAGTATGTTTAAGAAATATTCTGTTGAGTATTTTAGAGTATATGAAAAAAATAATTTGAGCCAAGTTGATATAATAGACATACAAGTTTTGAAATATAATGTAGGTGGTCATTATCAGTTTCATGTAGATCATTCTAAAAAAATTCCAAGAACATTAAGTTTTATTTATTTAATAAATGATGATTATGAAGGTGGTGATTTAGTTTTTGCAACACCTGATTTTAAAAAAGATTTAATAATTGAAAAAAAGAAAAATACTTTAATTATTTGGCCAAGTAATTTTATGTATCCACATACCGTACAACCAGTTACAAAAGGTACAAGATTTTCTGTAGTAGGATGGGCTTTGTGATAGATAATTATAAAATCATTAAAAATTTAATTAGTCCTGATGAAGTTGAAGTTTTAAAAATTTGCACTGAAATAATGCATAGAACTAATTTAAATAATTTTGACTTTAACCAAAGCGATAATGCAGATTCATTTTTTTACGGTTCTATAATTGGAGATTCGTTTCTTATAAAATTAAGATCCACAATAGAAAAAGAAACAGGTTATAGTTTATTACCAACTTATTCTTATTTTAGAATTTACACAAAGTTTAGTAAGTTAGATAAACATAAAGATAGACCCTCTTGTGAACTTTCTGTAACTTTACATATTGCAAGTGACAAAAATAATTGGCCTATTTTTATGGGTGGTAAAGAAATTGTTTTGAGTCCTGGTGATGGTGTGATATATAAAGGAACTGAGATACCACATTGGCGAAATGAATTTACAGGAGATTATTATTCTCAGGTTTTTCTACACTACGTTAAAGCTGATGGTAAATATAAAGATAACTATAGAGACAAAAGAATTTACTTTGGAGTACAAAAATGAAGTTTATACAAAATAATGATGATGGTGCATGTGATATTATTTTTTCAGACAATGAAGTTGAGATAATAAAAAACAAAAAAAAGTTAGTTTTAACTGCAGAAACCTTAAGACACTTTGGTAATACTCTGGTTGGAATGGTGTCCAATTGGAACTTAAAATTCAATGAGGAATTACAGAAAAAACAAACCTTTACTAATACAAAAATTGAGGGCACCTCCGATATAGAAGATAAGCAGTGATTATGGTATAATAAGCCATGCCTTTAACAAACATACAAATAGCACCAGGCTTTAATAAACAAGTCACAGAGACCGGAGCAGAAGGTCAATGGACTGATGGAGATTTTGTAAGATTTAGATATGGTTCTCCTGAAAAAGTTGGTGGATGGGAACAAATTACATCTGATACTTTGGTTGGAGCCGTAAGAAAACAATTAGTTTGGGCTGATTTAGATGGAAGAAAATACGCAGCTTTAGGAACTAACAAAGCTTTATTTATTTATTATGAGGGTGCTTTTTACGATATCACTCCCCTTAACACAGCTGTAACTGGATGTACCTTTGATACTAGTAATACTTCAGCAACAGTTACTGTCAATAAATCTGGACATGGATTAGAAGTTGCTGATTTATTTACTTTTACATCTGTAACACCTCCTACAGGTGCAGGGTATGTTGCTTCTGATTTTGAAACAAATACATTTGAAGTTATTACTTCTTCAGCAAACAGTTTTACAATAACTATGGCATCGGCTGCATCAGGAAGCACATCGGGCACTGGATCAGCTACAGTAAACCCATACATCAAACCAGGACCACTAAATGCAACAGCAGGTTATGGTTGGGGAACAGGTACCTGGGGAAGAGGAACGTGGGGATCTGCGTCTTCTACTAGTAACGTTATAGTTGATCCCGCTTCTTGGTCGATAGATAATTTTGGTCAAATAATGATAGCTACAATTAAAAATGGAAAAACTTTTTCTTGGAGTCCTTTAAACACAAGCGCAAACGCTTTGACTACAAGGGCAACTTTAATCAGTGGAGCACCAACAAGATCTGTAATGTCAATTGTTTCTGACAGAGACAGACATTTAGTTATTCTTGGAACTGAAACAACAATAGGGTCAACTACTACACAAGACAAAATGTTTATAAGATTTTCTGATCAAGAGTCTTTGAGTGATTATACACCTACTTCAGTTAATACAGCGGGAACATTTAGACTAGACTCAGGAGTTAAAATTGTAGGAGCAGCAAAAGGTAAAGATTATATTTTAATTTTAACAGATACATCTGCTTATGTTATGCAATTTGTTGGACCACCTTTTACTTTTTCTATTAGACAAGTTGGAAGTAACTGTGGGTTAATTGGTCAACACGCTTTACATTATGTTAATGGAAGGGTTTGGTGGATGGGACAAGCAGGTGGTTTCTTTGTATATGACGGAACAGTTAAATCAGTTCCATGTTTAGTTGAAGATTTTGTATTTACAAATACAGGAAATAATCTTGGAATTAACTATAGTGCAGGAGAACAAGTATATGCAGGTCTTAATCATTTATATGAAGAAATAAATTGGTTCTATCCTAAAAATGGTTCTGAATTGGTTGATAGAGTAGTTACATATAATTATACAGAGAACGCTTGGACAACAGGTTCTTTAGCGAGAACTTCTTTTCACGACTCAACTTTATATGATAACCCCTACGCAACAGAGTTTAACAGCACAGGAGTACCAACATTTCCAACTATTCAAGGGGTTACAAATACAAACGGTGCATCTACATATTATGCTCATGAAATTGGTGTAGACCAAGTCGATAGTGCTGGTAATAAAACAGCAATACCTGCATTTATACAATCTGGTGATTTTGATTTAAGCGTAGGTGGTGACGGAGAGTTTTTTATGAGTATGAGAAGATTTATTCCTGATTTTAAAAGACTGGTGGGTAATGCACAAATTACTATAAACTTAAGAAATTACCCAACAAGCACAGCATCTAGCTCACCATTAGGACCATTTACAATTACAAGCTCTACTGATAAAGTAGATACACGTGCTAGATCGAGATTTGCAAGTGTGAAAGTAGCTAACCTTTCAACAGATCAAAGTTGGAGATATGGTACTTTTAGAGCTGACGTACAACCAGATGGAATGAGAGGATAATGGACCCTATTACACAAAGAATTTTAGATCAACAAAGAGCGCTAGCAGAAGATCCTAACTTTAGTGGCTATCAACCATCTCCTGTGGATGGAATTGCGGCTCTGAATACAACACCCGTGAACCAAGATATTATGTTTCAGGATAATTTAGTACAAGAAAATCCACCAATTGATATGAAAGGAATGGCAATCAATGTTGGTAAAAAAATAGCAACAGATTACGCCATCAAAAAATTAGGACTCGAAGGACTTAAAGGGAATTTATTAAAAAGTGCAGTCGGTTCAAATCTTGTGGGTTTTAGCAATCCTCTTTCTGCAGCTTTTACAGTAGGTTCTTTACTACCAGATTCAGTAA